AGCCGACAAGGCAGGACTAAAAGAGGGTGATAAGTTGTTGGAAATCTACACACCAAACAATCATCCTAACGGAGTCGAGATTTCAAATGCTGATGATTTGATTTCTGAGTTTGCTGTGATGAGAGGCGATGACGAAGACGTTAAACTATTGATTGAGCGCAACGGAGAAAAGATGATGATCGATGTGAAGACAAACTATAAACTGTCCAAGGAATACACACCGGACATGGGCAAGAAGTAATATGCCCACAAAAGATGAAGTGAATAACTTTTCCATCAGCATTGAGATGTTGGTGGAGAAAAAGAAGATGCCATATATGGATGCTATATTAATGCACTGCGAGAATACTGGATTGGAAGTCGAGACTGCGGCTAAGTTAGTATCGACCGCACTCAAGGCTAAAATCCAGATTGAAGCGGAAGAACTCAACTTTTTACCAAAGTCAAACACAACCAAATTACCATTTTGATATGATATATAATCTGAGTCCTATACTAAATCTTCTGACTCCAGAAGTTTCAAATAGAGATAATTGGCGAGAGAGAATAGTATCATTCTTCTCAAATGAAGAATATGATTCTATTCTACAAGACTGGTATTACGATAAACTCATCACAAATATTTCAGAAGTAAATCAACTTATAAGAGGTATCAATTATGTTGATCCATACACTGGACTATTTTCAATGCCTTCGCCTTATATCGAAGCGACACATTCATTTAATATGGCCAAATTTCTGAGTGATTATCATCAGCACTTCTATGGCAAAAAGATATTGACATTGTGTGCAGACTTCGGTATACTGAACATTCAGGCTAAATTCTGTGGACTTAATGTTGTGAGTTCTGTTCAGAAAGAGTATTTTAACACTGGAACTGTTCTAGCTTGTATTGGTAACAACTGCCCACCATATCCTATCAATGTGTTTGAGTATGAGCCAGAAGATGTTATCATGATGTCCTGTGTCTTTCAGGAAGACGATCTGTCATACAAGAACTGGGAATTTATGCTAGACAAGAGAGCGGAAGGTAAAGAAGTATTTTTCACTTCCAACTCATATTTCTTCTTGCGTAGATACATGAACTATGACAAGATTGAACTTGTAGTCGATCCGAGAAAGGTATATAACTCGGAAGACTATGCTGACATCTCTTATGGATATATGAACAAGATATACAGACTAAGATGAAACTCTCAGGGTACGAGACTTTCTGTCTTTACCTAGCCTTGAAGAATCACTTTACTCTTGACAAATACGATTTCTTCAAGTATAATGGTAAAACGAAAAATGTCAGCAAGGAATCATTTCTGATTCGGAAAGACAGATTTCAGTTTGAGAAGTTGGCCAGAAAGTGTGATGATGTAAAGACACACATGATAGTCAACTTCCTTGCAGATAGGACATGGATTGGTGATATGCTGGATGATGAGGCGTTTGATGCTACCAAGCGCCATGTGAAAAGTATCCAGTCCATGTCCTACAATTTTAAGAATGATCTGGAAAAGATAGAAGACTTGAAAGACCTATTCACTATGAGCGACACTGGTTATCCAAAGTTTATGGTAGAATATAACTTTGGGACTCTATCGTTTGAAACAATCATAATCCTTGATGCATTCATCCAGTTCATTGCTAAGTTTGATGCTAAACTCGGCGATGATTACCTCTGGTCTAAGTTTAGTTTCAAGGCACGGAAGTTTGCTCCGTTTCTGCTTCAAGACCTGGACAGAGAAAAGTTCAAACAAATTCTAAAAGAGAAACTAAATAGTGCTTGACAGGGCGAGATTGTCCTGTTATTATACAAAACATACAACGCAATACAACGCAATACGGAGAACATACAATGTCAAATTTCGCATCCCTCAAGAAGTCTTCGGCTGATATCGGCCGTCTTACCAAGGAAATCGAGAAGATCAATGCACCATCGGAAGGTGGCAGCAAGGATGATACTCGCTTCTGGCAGCCAGAGGTAGACAAGGCAGGCAATGGCTATGCAGTCATTCGCTTCCTTCCTGCATCTGCTGTAGACGGTGATGATGCACTCCCTTGGGTACGCATCTTCAATCACGGCTTCCAGGGCCCTGGCGGTAAGTGGTATATCGAAAACTCGCTTACGACTATCGGGCAGAAGGATCCTGTGTCTGAGTATAACAGCGAACTCTGGAACTCTACCAGCGATGATAACTCGCCGCAGCGTAAGCAGGCCCGCGCACAGAAGCGCCGTCTAACTTACATCTCTAACATCATGGTGGTTACTGATCCGAAGAACCCTGAGAATGAGGGTAAGGTTTTCTTGTACAAGTTCGGCAAGAAGATTTTCGACAAGATCACTCTTGCTATGAATCCTCAGTACGAGGACGAGAAGCCTCTGAACCCGTTCGATTTCTGGAACGGTGCCAACTTCAAGATCAAGATCCGTCAGGTCGAGGGCTATCGCAACTACGATTTGTCTGGCTTTGATTCACCGTCGCCGCTTCTTGATGGCGACGATGCTAAGTTGGAGAAGCTGTGGAAGTCTGAATACTCTCTCAAGGAGTTTTTGGATGCCAAGAACTTCAAGTCTTATGATGACTTGAAGCGGAAGCTGAACGAGGTGCTTGGTATTACTGAGCAGGCTCAATCTGCATCTATTACTGGTCTTACTAGGTCAGCGGCCAAGTCTGAGCCTTCATTTGAAGCGTCCAAGCCGCGCAAGTCTGTTGAAGATACTGCACCTTGGAAGGACGAAGAAGACGAGGACTTGAACTACTTCAAGACTCTGGCTAACGAGTAGTTTGCAGCGTGAGAGGGGCAAGGTTTCTCTCCTTTACTTGCTCCTCTCTTTTATGCTATGTTTGGTGAACCTCTGTCGCCAACATGTCTGCCTTCATTTCTAAACTGCGCTCTATTGAAGGCTCTCTGTTGTGTACCAGCAGGTCTATATGCAGAAGCAACTTTCTCTGCCCATCTTGGATCAGAAGTTGGACTAGTTGGCTGCATTTCTTGTTGTCTTGGTGCCTGCTGAGTTTCTGACATTCTATCGACACGATCTGATAACTCGCTTATCTTGTCATCGGCATATTCATTTGCTTCTGGCTTGACATATAGTCCTTCACCAGAATTGAACTTGAACTTTGGTTTGCCGTCTGAACCGACCGCAGTCAAGTCTTCATCATCTTGAACGTCTGGTGTACCACCGTATTGGAACTTTTCAACTTCGGGTGATGTTTCTTTTTTTACAATATTTTCTTCTGGTCTGCTATATGATATTATTGATAATGGTTTTCGTTTCTTTTCAACACTGGTATCTGGTAGTGGTGCTTCTTCTACTATTGGCTCAGATATGTTTTTTTGTTTTTCATAGTCTTCTTTAGATATTTGACCAGTGACTAGCATATGTTTTAGCTTATCGTCTTTGTTCGCAAAAGTGATTTTCTCTTTATCCTTACCCGAATATTCAGGAAAAATGGTTTCAGGATTTATCAATCTGCCACCATTATCTCTTACTTCATAATGAAGATGTGGTTTATTCACTGATCCCCATCCATTTTGATCAAAATACTGTACAGCAGCATTAATGTTTCCACCTAATTCACTAACCTTTTGATCAAATTTTGTTCCAGATCCTGTTATATGAGTAACAGTTTGTCCTTGTGATACGGTGTCACCAACTTTCCAAGCTTCTCCTGTAGAAGGATTAATAGCAGGATCTTTAGCTGTATGTAAAAATCTGTGTCTATATCCATTCTTATCTTGAATTTCGATATAGTTTCCAGCTTTACCTCTATCTCTCATTATCATGGTTACTTTACCTTCACTCGGTGCAGTAACAGGTGCGTTTGATCCGACACGAAGATTTCCTGTTTCAGGATCTGTAGAGTATATGTCAACTCCGCGATGAAGTCTTCCGCGACCATAACCAAATTCAGATGTAGCACCGTGTCCTTCATGTAACATTTTACCTGTAACGGGCACAGAATAACCTAGTTCGTTTATCAGAGTTTCTCCTGATAGTTGATAGTCCGAAGATGTTGGTGAAGGTTGATTATATACTTCTCTTATTCCGGCAGTCAATCTAGCATTTTTTCTGTTTTCGATTAAAGTTTTGCGGGCCTCTTCAATTTGCTGAGGTGTAGAGTTTTCGTCTAATACTGGTGTATAAGTTGTGATATCTGTTTCATATGCTGACTGTGCTCCTCTTATTCTTGTGTTCATGCTTCCTTCAAGTTCAGCCGCACTGGGTCTTTCTACAAATCTACCGAAATCTGCTGCCATCTGTATTGGATCACCAGAAGCAAATGCTTTGTCATAATTTGCTTTTTCACTAGAATTTGGACCTGAATATTTTACAGATTCTCCCGATCTCTCAAGAGCAATATAGTCCAACTGAACTTCAGGATCACTCCAATCTTTACCTAGAGATTGAGCATAATTGAATAGTCCTTGCTTTCTTGCTCCTAACCATTGCATATAACCAACAGCGCCAATTGAATTTACTATTCCAGCTCTGAAACTAGATTCCGCATCTACGTTCCCAGCAACGGCGGCCGCCTCTTCTTTTGTGAAACCTCTTTTTTGTAGTCCATACATTACAGACTGTTTAGTGTTCATTCCTTCTGGGCGTGCGCCAATTTTTGACGTTGATCGCTTAATAATTTCTTCGTCACTCATAGTTGCTTCTTCTATGGGTTTCATACGAAGCATACTGTTACCGTTTTCATCTTTATATGTTTCTATGCCCATTGCAATTAATTTTTCTGCCGGCATATTTTTCAAAAATTCAATTCTTGAATCATCAACAGATAATCCATTTCCTATAGCATCAAATGCACCTTGAACATCTATACCTTTTTCTAACAGTTTAGCTTTCATCTCCTCTACAGTTGGTTGAGGAACGCCAGTCGGTCTTGCTGTATTATCTAAAGCTGCTTCTCCGCCATACATATCTTGTTGACCGCCATATTCACCACCACCGCGTTGATCAAAACGACCACCAGTGTCAAGATAACGATTGGCTAGAATAAAATTAGAAATGTCAGTTAATTCACGACGATAATAATCTGGAAAAGCCTTAGCAATCTGAATAGGTGTTAATGCCTGCATCAAAACCTGAGCAAATCCAGGATCACTTGCCGCTGCCTGTACTCTATCACCAACTGGGATGCTCATTAAAGCTCTTAAGTCAATTGTTAAATCGTCGCTAGTGATAGGATTTACTGCCATTTTACTTTCTTCTTGCTCTCATAGCCGCTTCTCGGTCGCGTCTATCCTGTTCTTGTTTCTTTAAAAATTCTGATAGCAAATCAATATAAACATACTTTTCCCAGGGTATCATATTTTCAAGTTCAGCTAACGAATACTTGTGGTGCTGCATAAGCGCAAAATTCGTCTTATAGAAATTCACTATATTATCATAGCCGAACATTACTGAAAAAAACGCACAAAGTCTTTGTACCTCACTTCATGTTCTTTACCGCACTTAATGCATTTACCTTTAGCTTTTACATAAAACGATGGAAAATTAGAGGTAAATTCAGTCAACTTATTGAACTGCTCTTGTGTTAATCCCTCAATAAAACTCTGTAGTTCTTCTGTCGAAAAGTCTTTGGTTGAATAATATTGGTCTTTATTAAATATCTTGTCTATTGACGCTATGATAATCTTGATTTTCTTTTCAAAACTATCGTCATTATCGTTCAACACCTTAATAATAGAATACCCTGGGTATTTCATATGGAATATCAGGTTATCATTAAATCTAATCTCAGACTTAATATTCTCGTTTTTATCCACCTCTACGTTCGAAATATCAATCTTTACAGGGAATTTACTGCCGCACGGTGTTCCGTCTTCTTTGATGCTTTGGCATACATAGTTGACCTCAATGCTTTCACCAATAGACTTGGCTCTCATGGCAATAAACAGGCAGTCCACATCAAAGAACGGTAACGTGTCCACATTCACATCATTATCCAACAAGCAATTATTGATGACCTGCTTTGTTGTCTTGATGATTTCATTGGCATCATTACTCTTGGCTGCCATTAATAGCAGCTTTTCTTCTTTTACCAGAAATGGTCTAAATCTAACTTCTTTACCATTTGATGGTAGTTTCAACTCATATGTCGGTAAATCAATCTTAGGCAGCATAATATTTCCTCATTATCATCTTTAATTAACTGGTGTAAGTCCACTTGTACCTATATTTGTAGCACCTTCAACCAAAGCTGTCTCACTCTTTGGTTCAAGATCACGACCAACTCTCTTCCACTTGTGATATGTAAATGTAACGGCCAATCGCATGAACTGGTCGTCGGCCCATGTCATTGGCTGTGGATTTACCAGAAGCGGATATGCATTGAATAGTGTGATGCGGTATGTTTCCTCAGGGTATCGACTTTCACGCCGAGTTCCTACATTAGGTCCGACTTGAGTTGATTCTGCTGCATATTCTGAGAACTGCATTATTTCAATGGTTGTCTCATAATCGTTGCGATAATTAAAATTAAAGCTGTTGGTCGGGTTAATATATTCCATCCAGTCATCAAAGAATTGTCTTTCATATGACTCGGTACGACACAAAAAAGTCATTGTGGTGTCTTCATACTGTGTAAGAACAGGCAATTTCTGATTTGGACCATAATAGCGAACGTCAGCATTGACAAAACCACGACCAGGCATTTCTGCGGCTTCACACAAATATACCAAGTCATTTGTTATATTAACGTCTTTAATCTTATTATCGGCAGAACCAGATGTAATAAATCTAGGTGGATTAATTCTAACAGCAAAACGACATGATTTAGACAAACCGCCATAATCATTTATAATACCCACGACATCAAGCATGGTTAGTTTTTTAAGAGAATTTTTTACTGGAATATCCGACATTTTAGGTCTTTCTTATGAATAGCTGTAGTGATAGCTGGGCCGCCTTATCCCATTCTGTAGCGGGTATTTCGATAAATCTAGAACGAACATGACCATATAGATATCGCTTGACCGCTGGTGCCATTACTGATCGAACGCTTCTAGACGAATTTAACAGGTCATACGATATTTGCAGTCTGGTTTTTGGTGTGTATTTTTTAGATGTTGCATACTCTTGTAGACGATCTAACAGACCAATTCTGGCATTTACATCCAAATAATGAATGTTTATACCTAGAAAACCGTCAGTATAATCTTCTAATGGAAATACGAGCGGATAAACGTCATAAACGGGCAGCTTGTCTTTTGTCTTGGGATCATACTTGAAAAAGAACATGCGGCCGATAGAAGCGTATGCTCTCTGCTGGCTTTGCATACGGAAAAGATTATCGCGCATAGAAGCTGCGGTTCTTGCTTTTTCCGTCATCCAGTCGAATAATTCTTTGCTGTTATATTTTTGTGCCATATATCTATTTATTCTACTTGACAGGTACTTGACAAGCATATATAATGGCTATGTCCTGTATGAATGAGGTATATTACTTAATACCCAATTGGTCTTCTGTTATTAATTGAAATATCCAACCTCTATCGGCGCAATACTCACGGGCCGCGGACCACTTAGCTTGATTCTTGCCCCATGTCATTACCTCAGTAATATACTGTTTAGTGACTTTCTTTTTCTTGATTGGTTCTCTTGTTTCTTTCTTAGGCTTTACTTCCAATATCATAGTCTGAGTGGTACCATCAGGCAGTCTGGCTTTTACAATAAAATCTGGAAAATATCTGTGTCGGCGATTGTCTGTCGGACATATATAGGGTATAGCCAGTTCTTCTGATCCCCATTCCAATATTGCTGGGTTCTCATCTAAATACTTCATAACTCTAAGTTCCCACAACGAACGATAGACAATGTTCGTGGGATCGCCCTTATATTTGTATGCGTTTTTTGGAGAGAATTTACCTTTGTATGCCATATAAATATATAGAATAACTACAGGGAAAGAATATGCCAGATCCAGCAGACACAGGTTTAGGCGAAACAGCATTTTTTGGTCGTCAAAGTGTATATGATTTTACATCCAGAATATTTCCTGACGATTTAGGTCAAGAGGATATGGCACACTATATGATCATAAACATAAATGTGCCAACAAAAACATCTGGCGGCGGTGAATCTAAAGGCAGATTGCCAAACGGTTCTTTCTTAACAGGCGCTGAGGGACTATCAAAAGTTGACAGATTGCGTTTTGGTGGCGGCAGTCAGTTGAATATTGGTGGCGATGTCGAGATTCCTAATTTTCTTATTGGTGGACCTGGTGGCTTTGGCACTTTATTGCCCGAAGGTACAACATTTGGTGATATTCCTGGATTTAATGTTGCTCAAGATTTTATTGCGCCCCAGAGAAGAACAACACGAATAAAAGAATCCATCGCACTCCATATGCCTAACGGCGGTCTAGTATATACCGAAGAAAACAAATACGAAGAAGTGTCTATGACGGCTGTATTGACTGGCGCTATTGCTACTGCCGCTGGATTTGTTGGGGCTGGATCAGCAGTTAATTCCGCAGTCAGTGCTGCCAAGAGAGGTGCCCAGATTGCTGGTTATCCAATTAATCCTGCCGTCGAAGTCCTATTTGCTGCAAGACCTCAACGTCAGTGGATGTTTGAGGTATTTTTATTGCCGCGCTCAGAAAAAGAAGTTCAGTCCGTTAAAAGTATTATTAGAACGCTGCGATATTATGCTGCTCCAGAAATTACTCTAGGAGGTTTTGCTTTTGTGCCGCCAGCAGACTTTGATATTACATTTTTCCAAGCAGGCAAAGAAAATACAAATCTGCCAAGAATAAGCACATGTGTTCTGGACCGTATCGATGTGGACTATTCTCCTGAGCAATCATATTCTACATTTGCAAACGGCCATCCAGTTGCGGTTCGTCTAAGCTTAGGCTTTAGAGAAGTCGAAATTCTACACAAAGAAAGAGTATTGCAAGGTTTCTAATATGGGTAATTTTTTCGACAAGTTTCCTCTTGTAAGATATACAGTAGATAAAAAGCTGTTAAATGAATATAATGCCGTCACAAATGTCCTATTTCGCATAGGCATTATTAAAGATGTAATGGAAAATAACGTCAATGCATACTATTATTATATTGTCCGAGACGGAGACAGACCAGAAATATTAGCAGAACAGATATATGGTAATGCAGAAGCGCACTGGATGATATTATATGCCAATAACATATATGACCCGTATTATGACTGGCCCATGGACGACAAAACATTTCAGAAATATATTATCAAGAAATATGGTTCTTTAGAATGGGCAAAGACCAATTATCATCATTACGAAAAGGTAATTACCCGTGAAAATCCATCTGCTCAGGTAATTACGACAACCAAATTCGAGGTCAATGAAAAGAAATTGACCGATGGTATCATCACAATAATTGATGCCGAAACAAACTATGGTATTGGTGAGATAGCATATATTGGACCGTCGAATGCATCTAACACATTTTCTGGTCAGGTTATTGCATGGAATAATGCAAATGGTCAGATTGTATTGGCCAACACAAATGGTCAGGCAAAACAAACTCAGTTTCTTATTGGCTCATCTTCGGCGGCAAATGGTACAGTATTAAAGGTTGACTTACCAACTGCACCTATGGACGCATATAATACATTAACAGATACCACAGACTTCTCTACATATACAGTGGCAGGTAAAACTGTGTTTGAAATTATTTCGAGAGACAAGGTATCATATTATGATTATGAAGAAAAGCTAAACGAAGATAAAAGATTAATCAAGATAATTCAACCCCAATATTACAATCAAATTCTCAGCGAACTTGATACTCTTACAGGTAGAAAAGTCATTTATAGAAGACCATAAAAATGGATGAGAATACAGTAGATCGTTATGTTACGTCTTTTGAAGTGGATTTTAGCTCATCTACTAGCACACCCTTATTTATTAATTTATCACCAAAAGAAATAACAATGACCGAGAGTTTATTAACTCCAGGTTTGCAAACATCTGTTACATTTCAGAGCTTTCCACATAATCCAATTGTCAAAAACCTAGATGATTTTAAAACAGCGATTGCCGATATTAAGATATTAAAACCAGTTCTTGCTGAATTTGGTTATCTCAATGAAATGGAAATATCGACCCGCATATACAGAATGGACAATAGAAATCTGATATCAGGTCGTCTAGAAGAGTTCACCCTACATGGCTGTGACGATACATTATTAAATGATGCTCGAAACCTGGTATCTAAGTCTTGGAGATGTGTTAGTCCATCTGCGGTGGTAAATGAGGTTCTCAGTTCATGTGTCGGTGCCAAAACAAAAGATGTTGAATTTTCGGGTAATGGTCGAGATTATATTGCAGAGAATATTCATCCATTTCAGGTAATATCTCAGCAAGCCGATGTTGCTCTGGCTGAAAGTATCGACCCATCGTTTGTTCATTATATGACATATGAAAACTTTACAAGAGGCGATCCTAGAGGCACACATCATTTCAGATCATTAAGAAGTTTAACTGCACCGACAAGTGGCGTGGCTAGGTTCTTTACGCAAGAAATGGGTTCATTGACTGGTTATCTGCATCCTGAAGCAATCCAGTCTTATTCTTTCCCATGTGATTTCGATTATCTGTCTGACCTATTAAATGGTACAGATGATGATGGCACTCTCATGTCATCTCTTGTGACAATTAATCCCATGCTAAAACAGGCTAGTTTGTTAGGAAATAAGAATGTAAGCTGCGGTAATGGTAAGGGTAAATATATGACCTCGCTTACCAACTTTAATTCAGCAAAAGACCAGAGTTCATGTAATATTGATGTAGAAAAGCACTTGCTATTGCGTCAGGCCAGAATGAGTCTTTTAGAAGAAGATAAGATTTCACTTAGACTTACCGTGCCATGGAACCCTGTATTACATGCAGGTAATATAATCGAAGTATATTTTCATAGCTACAGAACAGACAAGTTTGATAATTTTGGCACAGGTTTATATTTAATTCATAGCATGACACACAATATCAAGAATGGTGGTTATGGTACCACTACGATGGATTGTGTCGCTAGGTCTGTTGGTGGAGGTATTGTTTAATGGTTTCTTATCCAAATGAAAATAAGATTGTTTATGGTATCGTGGTCGGCGGTAATGATAAGGATCCAGACCCAACACAATCTGGAGGTGTTCGTGTTTATATTCCTGGTGAGTATGGCAAAGATGTTAATGTACAGCATTTGCCTTTTGCTAGGTCACTCGCGCAGGGCAACCAACACGGTGTAACAACATTTAATCCACCGCCAGAACACGGTGCTGCTGTCATGGCAATGAAGATGGGTGGTCATTCTGGCTCTGGTCACTTGACTATTCTGGGTACAGTGCCGAATGATATTAACAAAGATGGCACAACTCCAGGCAATAGTAATCCTTGGCCTGCTATACAAAAAGCCATTTCTGATTTAACGTCCATTCGTATACCACCAAACGTAGGCTCTGGTTCTGCTGGTTCAAAGCCACCTCAAGAAAAAGGTCAATATCATAAAAACGAATTAGTTAAATATTTGCCATCAACTGCCACTCTATGGCCAATGAACGGCATACAAATACCACAAGTAACGAATATTCCTACAGCGACACAGGCATTTTCTAGTATTCTTACTGGTGATATGTTGAGCCTATTGCCAGGTATGAATATGACACTTGGTTCTCTACTGACAAATATGCCTGCTGCATTGTTAGACGAACTATATAAAAACTTACCACCAGAAATTGGCGGTGCTTTAACTTCTATGAATGCTCTAATGCAGTCTATGGAAATAGTCGAGAGCGGTGGCTTTAATACTGCAACCAAGATTAATCCAGATGTTTATTTCATTAATGCTGTTAATTTATTATCGGATGTAAGAACCATTTATGATTTGGTCGGCGCATTCCAGCAATTGCAATATGATACCTCATTGTTTGGTCTAGAAAGCTTACCACCAGTAAATATTACGATGACAGGTGGACCATTCGGCGATATTCCTATGCAGATCGACGCTCTCGGCAATATTACCAGTCTTGTACCAGAGGGTGTTCAAAAACTAGCAGATGCTTTTTCATCACTCATGTCTAATGGTTCTCAATTTCCTGGTGTATTCCCTGGTGCTAATATGTTTGGCGGATCTTCTGGTGTATTAAATGAAATGTTTAATAGATTACCAAACTCAGAATTGACAACGGCCGTACGACAAATGGAAAATAATGTTGCTTCTGGTGTCAAATCCAGAGACAAAGTAAATAAGATGGCAGGATTTGCCATGACAGGAATTGCATTGGGTCTCCCAGCATTAAAAGCATTAAAAAGTGTAAAAGGTTAATTTATTATGTCATCAGAATATAAAGCAGATCAAGCAAAAACACCTACAGACTGGAAAGGTCCACCAGATGCGAGAAGTCTTGAAGGTGCAGGAACTTATCCTAACTATTATACGCAGAAAACACGTTCTGGTCACACTTTCACACTAGATGACAGTGAAGGCGCAGAAAGCGTAACACTCCAGCATCGTTCTGGTTCGATGGTACAGTTTTTACCAGATGGTGCTGTGCAGTTTGTTTCACATAATGGACAATATACATTTGTTTTTGGTGAAAATAGAGTACAGATTACGGGTGCTTATGATGTTACAGTCAAGGGCGATTGCTCATTGAATGTTGATGGTGATTATAACATGACGGTGCAGGGTAATCACAATACCACAGTAAATGGTGATATGAATATTACTGCAAAGAATATGAATACAGTGGTGCGTGGCAATATGGACACATCAGCCAAGAATTCAACATTGAAGGTGGAAGGTTCAACTGAGATAACCACGGAAGGTATTACTAATATTACTTCCGATGGTGGTTTATCCATGTCTTCGTCTTCTGCTCCTGTATCTATTCTTGGTCAGGGTGATGTAGGTATCGGTACGACTGGTAAGCTTTATCTACATGCCGAAGGTCAACTTAATGTCTTAACAGATGATGAATTGAGACTAACATCAAAAGGACAACTATCAGTCAAGTCATCTGGCGGTACTGTGGCCGTTGATGGTAGTCCAGAAGTCCATCTTAACTCTGGAAAGTCTATTGAAGCTGGTGAAATGCAAATTGAAATTCCAAAACCAACCAATCCAAACGCTGGCGGTCCCAAGTAAGGTAGCATAAATAATCATATGATTAATCCAGTATCACGAAAAAACGACTATTCCGATCTAGACCTTGATTTCATGCCACATCCTGTCACAAAGGATGTCATGAAAAAGACAGGCGCCGAAGCTATTAAAAGATCAGTTCGAAATCTTTTATTAACAAACTTCTATGACAGACCTTTTCAGTCTAGTATTGGTTCGAACGCATTAAAACTATTATTTGAAAATGCCACACCTATTACATCAAACTTTCTGAAAAATGCAATTCGTGAGACATTGAGAACATTTGAACCAAGAATTCGTGTAGAAGACTTGGAAGTTAACTTTGATAATGACAATAACGGATACAATGTAAAGCTTTTCTTTACAATATTAAATCGAAATGAACCAGCAGTCATCACCTTATTTTTAGAGCGCATTAGATGAGCACAGCCAACACTTCACTAAGAATAGCAGAACTTGATTTTGATACAATCAAAATAAATCTGAAAAACTATCTTCGCAGTCAATCTGAATTCCAAGACTTTGACTTCGAAGGTTCTGGTATGTCAGTTCTCATTGACTTGCTGGCCTACAATACTCACTATATGGGCTATTACCTCAATATGGTTGGTAACGAGGCATTTATGGACACGGCTCAGTTACGTGAGTCCATGATATCTATTGCTAAGTTGATGAATTATATTCCAAGAAGTAGTCGTGGTGCGGAAACAAAAATCAATGTTACAGTAACGCCTGCACCTGGTTCGGAAGATACTACAGCACAGGCAGTTACACTAGACAAGTTTACCAGACTTCTTGGTGCCGACATTAATGGTATCAACTATCCATTCGTCACTCTTTATTCTAATACAGTTTCAAAAACTAGCGGTACATTTAACTTTGCCAATGTCATGATTAGACAAGGTGAAGTGGTTACTCGTCAGTATGAAATGGATGCACAGAACACTCGCCGCAGATTTAAAATTCCTTCTGCAAATGTGGATACATCAACATTATTGATTTCTGTACAGGAATCAAGAACAAACACATCTACAACCGTATATAATCAATACGATGATATTACATTGGTGCAAGGCAATACAGCAGCATATTTCATCGAAGAAGATACCGATTTAAATTATGTCGTACAGTTTGGTGATAATATCATAGGTAAAACACCAAAGATCGGCTCAATTATCAATATCACATATCTAGATAATGTTGGTTCGGTAGCTAATGCAATCAATGCGTTCTCGTTTGTTGATAAAGTTGGTGGTAAGTATAGCAGCAATGTAATTGTTCAGTCAACATCACCTTCTTATGGTGCTGAAAATAAGGAAACAATCGAACAAGTTCGTTTCCGTGCGCCATATCATTACACTGTTCAGAACCGTGCAGTGACCAAGAATGACTATGAGACTATTATTACCAGAGATTTCCCATTCATCGATGCTGTATCATGCTGGGGCGGTGAAGACAATGATCCTGTCGTTTACGGTAAGATTTATCTATCACTAAAACCTAGAACAAATTATGTTCTAACAACTCTACAAAAAGAACAAATCAAAGAAAATCTTATTCGTTCTAGAAACGTAATGACAATTATTCCTGAAATTGTAGATCCAGACTATGAGTATGTAACGATGAGTGGTCGTGTTACGTATAATCCAAGCAAGACTTCACTTACAGCCGATGAAATTTTAACACTGGTAAAAGCATCCATTTCAGATTATAATGATGCTGAATTGAAGCGTTTTGACTCTACGTTTAGAAAATCAAAGTTGCAAAACTATATTGAGAATGCCGAGCGTTCCATTACAGGTTCTGACATTCAAATATACTTGCAAAAGAGACAGATATTAAATCTAGGTCGCACTGAAAATGTGCGAGTAAACTTCAATCTGCCTTTGCGTAAAGGCGATTACATATCTAAACTGTATACTTTCCCAGAAGCAAATGTGTTTGATTTAACCAATACATTAAGAAAGATGTTCATCGAAGAAGTACCTGAGTCATTTACAGGTATTGAAGAAATTCTAGTAGAAAACCCTGGTATAAACTACACTTCTATTCCTACAATAAACATCAGAGGCGATGGTATAGGTGCTTCTGCGACTGCAACAATTG